TTGCAATCGAGCTTTAATAGCGCTGTGGACGCTTGTAGACGCGGTACGCGGCATGTTTGCATGGTGACTGTGCGCCAACTGCTGTTTATTTGTAGCGCGCCTAAATCGCGGGTGCCGTTGTGCCGGATTACGGAACGGCTAGCGGGGTTGCATCGTGACTCGCGGTACATGATCGGGCCAAAGATTTTGGGCGGTAGGCCGTGTGCCTTTAGTTGTGTATGAAACTGTGGACAATCTTTGACCGGTGCGGCGGCTGCTCGAGCTGGCACCGCAAACGTACATAGCAGTAATGGAAGTAAAAGTATTTTGGGCATGGTATTAGCCTTTCGTCGGGTGTTAAAAACCCTAGCGAATAGGGCTACCGATGTGGGGGCAATGCCCGCAAACCCTTACGGTTTGGGCAAATTACGCCACGCCGCCTCAAATTTCGCGCTATCGGCGGCCATTTCTTTAGATAGTTCGCAATGAAACCAGCGGGGCGAGCCCTGATAGCTGCCGGCGTTGTCGGTGGCTGTGAATATCTTTACCCCGGCTTTACCTTCGCCACGTGAGCAACGGTAACCCGCGCCGTAGTCGCCGTAAGCGTACCAATGAAGCTCTACTATGCCCATGCGTTCGGTATGTTGCACCGTCTTACCGTCGATAACGGAAGTACCTAATAGCCAATCCCAAATTATGCGAGCTTGCTTTTCGTCGGCGTATTGAATGTCGGCCGCTGCCCCGGTTGCGTGTACCGATAGTTGCGGGGGTTGTGCATCGTTTCGCATGTTGCGTACAACATAGGTACCTAGCGATTTTGTGCCCCAACGCTTGCCCATAAGCTCTACCAGCTTGCGTATGCCGGGTGTTTCTTTACCGCCGTCGTACGCGGGATAATAGGGGTACGGGCGTGTCATGGTGCCGGCGGTGGTTGTTTGTCTTTAAGGCCATTACCAGCTAGCAAGCCAATTAAACCGCCCGAAAGTGTGAGCAACATACTAGAAAGCACCGACCACCCGGCCGAGTCATTGGGGGCCTGTTCCATAGGTTGCACCACAAAAAGCAAGCCGTACAAAATTGCAATAACGCTAAAAAGAAACGAACACGTTAAACCAACGCCAACCATAAAAACTAGCCGCGCTTTTATTTCTTCATTTGAGTATTTTTGCTTAGCCACAACGGCCACCCCCTATTTGGTTTGTTGTTTCGGTTACTGCGGTTAGTGCTTTGTTTTTTACGCGTTCACAATTAACACGCGTGCGATCTGCACACGCTGTTAAAGATGCTAAAAACACCAATAGAATTAGGCTATTTCGCATCTTCTATTTCTTTTAACTCTTTTATTTTTTCTGCGTATTCTTCATCTGTCATAAGGCGCTCTTCAACTTCGCCAGTAATTGCGTCAATAAATGCAATAATAAATGTTTCTTTGCCCATGATTATGTGCCTTTCCGGTAACCGTAAACTGTGACTTGTCCGCCAATAAAGTTATTAGCGCCACCATCAAAAAACAGCGACGTATAAGCAGTTGTATCGTTTAAGATCCCGTTAAACATTCCTTGATTAGATGTTGAAACTCTTGCCAATCCGTTAATTGAAGTGACTTGTGGCAAGTTTGGCCCAAGAATGTCGAGCGTAAGGTTTGCTGCGGCTGTGTCGCCGCCGCCGCAATAGTTCCATGCAGTTGCGTTGTTGTCGCCTGTGCCAAAAGTAGTGGCAGAAGCCCAACCGGATTGGTAGAAATAAGCGCTGTAATAGCCAGTTGCAGTTGCGCCTAATCTCATTCTTACTACTTGACTGGCGCTCATTTTGCCTGACCACACGACGCGGTAGTTGTCGTATGTGCTTGAAAAAACGCTGCTAATTGTAAAAGAATTGACGCCTACGCCTGTTGGCACGTTGTAGTGGGTCACGTAACATAGGCCTATGTTCGTTTGCAGCGTCGATTGCTGCGCCGCTGTGAGGACTTGCCCCGCTGTGAATGTCTGGTCTGCCATGTCAATATCCTAGTTTGTTGTAGTCGAGTCGGCCTTGTACCACGTTGTCAAGAATTAAATAAGAGTTTAGATCCGCGCCCGAAAGATAGTAGGTATACCTCGAGCTGCCCGGGTCTGCGGTAAAGGTCGCCCCTTCAATAATGGCGTAGTAGGTAGTGCCTCTAAACGCGACGGTGACGGCGTACCCGATACAGTCCCATAAGCCCGTACCGATTGCGTCTAATTTCATGGTGTTTTGAGCTTCGGCTAAACACGAAACAGAAGCTAAAGAAAATGTAGTAGCGCCGTATTGAGTTAATAAATAGTTGGCAAAATCTAAAGCCTGCCCGGTACCGCTGTTAAATGTTTGTATGTTTAAGTTTCGGTAGGGGCTTGCGCCAGTTTGTACGGTTTGCGCCGTAAAACTTTCGGGGCTTACCGTAACTTGTGTAAAATAGTTTTGCCCTAAACTGTGAAATTCGAGATTGTCGTACACTTGATTAGTCGCGTTATTGGTTGTATCCGAAAAATTTATAGTGCTGTTAAAACCTGAATATTTAGACAGCGCCGTAATTTGGTTGCTACCTTGCCTTATACGGCCATTGTTTGTAACTGTAAATTGGTTAAACCAATCGGCCCAAGAATTGCTAACCGTTGTGGCCGCTAATGTGGGGTTATCCGACGCGCTGTAATTACTTGTTGCTGTTAAACCGCTGGCGGTAGCAGCTGCGGCAATTTGTACGCTAGAAGTTGCGGCCGCCATTGCGTAGCCGTTGCCTCGAGCGCGGCCCCATTGCGCTAGCGATCCCTCGCCCATAATGGTTAAACGGTCTGAATTGCCAGTATTGGTAACCGAGTTGTAGACGATGCCGTAATTAACTTGGGTGTCGGAAATGCGGCCATACCAAATAATTTTACTTGTGGTGGTGTTTGTTATTTTTAGAAATGTGCCGGTAACCATTGCGGCTATTGGGCTGTAATACCCGGTCGGGTACCATACGTCTATCGTGCATGTGTCGGCGGCGTAGTTGTCAATTAGGGCGCGCCGACCGATTGTAAGGCTTATATTTTGTGCGTTGCTTAACGTTGTAAAAGTAACGTTATCGGTTGAATATGAAACGGTATAGTTTTGCGCCATTAGTACAAATTCGTTGTTTTAATGGGTATAGATCCGTTTTGACGCATGTAATTACGCAATGCTGTTACCACGGCGTTAGGGTCGCCACCGTTTACGTTTATGTTTATGTTGGTGTCACCGCCGCCAAAATCGCCTAAACGATCTAGGGGTATTATCGCTTCGCTACCGCTTTCGCCCGCAATAATGCTGGTCGCGCGGGTGACTACGCCGCCGTCGGCCATAAGGGCACCCATGCCGAAATTTATGCCGGCTAAAGGGTTAAGGGTGCCCCCGCCCATAATGGTATTAACGTCGCCTGTAAAACCGCTTGTAAGGCCTGCTACACCGCCGCCGGTGCTTACGGTGCCTAGCTTTATGTTGTATGTCTCTACGACCGCTTGGATGCCCGCTACTAGGTTTGTGCCTGCGGTTACGCCCGCTTGGTAAAACTGTTTTGCGCTGTTTGTGCCTACGGTGTCGGCGATGCTTTGTACGTCTGCGGTTAGCGTGTTGGCCTCAAGAATTGCCCCGGCGCTGCCTAATAACTCTTGAGCTATTGCGGTGCCGCCGTCTACGCCAGCTGCTAGTACTTGTTGTAGGGCCGACTCGGAAAGCCCGGCAGCCAAAAGACGATTAACCAATACGCCAAAATCTTTAACTTTATTGGCTTGTATTTTTAAGTTGTCTAAAAAGGTTTTGGGTGTTGCTTGTGCGTCACTTAGTTTCTTGTTTGCTATTGCTAGATCTTCGTAGGCTTTTGTTAGGCCGTCGGGGTCGCTGTCGGCTATGGCTTTTGCTACTGCCTTTTGTGCTTTTGCTACGTCGTCTGACGCGTCGGCTACGGCTTTAACATTTTCGGCCGCTGTCTGTTGAGCGTTGCCAAAACTAAAAGACGATTTAATTGAGTCGGAAACCGATTTAGAAAAACTATCGAATTTCTTTATAGCTTCGTCTAGTCCCTCGTTAGCAGTCTCGAGCGCTTTAGCCATTTGATCGCGCAAAGCGTCTTTAAGTACCACAAGTTCGGCCGCTAGTTTCTTTGCTGCCTCAGCTAGTTTCTTTTTAGCTTCGTCGGCTTTTTTAGTTGCTGCGGTGTTCTTGTCTGTTTTGGTCGTGTTGTCGTCCGTTGTGATGCCTAGGCTTTTTAGCATCTTTTCGTATTCGGCTTGCGCTGTGGCTGCTGTCTTTGTAGCGCTTGTGTTGTCTTTGTTTGCGTTTACGCTTCCGCTAATTTTCTTGGCCAATATGGCTAGGGTCGCGGCACCGGCAATGGCTGTACCAATACCAATTACCGTAGCTACTTGTACGGCTGTAAATGAGGTGGCTAGTGCAATGTTGGCCGCTGTGGTGATTGCGGCAATAGCGCTAAAGCCAGCCATAACGCCATTAACTAAAACAATGGCAGCGGCCAGGCCGCCGATAACGACGCCCATAGTTACGATTAGTGGGGCGTTGTCGCTAGCAAATTCTGCAAACTTAGATAGCAAACCAACGGCAATAGCCATAACGGGTAGAAACCCTTTACCTATGTTGGTTTTAGCGTCTTTTATTTGGGCGGTTAAAATGCGTTGCTTGTTAGCTGCGCCGTCTGATGTTCGGGCAAAGTCGCCTTGCTGTAGATTTGTCTGCTCGAGTATGAGCGCTTGTGCGGCAAGGCTTTTATTTTGTGGCGTTAATGCGTCTTTGGTTGTTTTGACTAGGCCTAGCTCTAAAGCCTTTGCGCGTAGTGATGCGTCGTCTAGCAAAATACCGAAACGGCGTAGAGGCTCTGCCTCGCCTCGTAAGCCTGCGCCTAAAGCTAGTACGGCATCTTCGGGGCTTGTGTTGTTAAATGATGCTAGGTCGGTGGCAAGCGTCGTAAATTTTACGGCCATGTTGCCTAGATCGGTGCCGGTTAGGCCAGCTGCGGTACCTAGTACCCCAAATGTCCCGGCGGCTTTTAGGGCTTCGGTTTGTGATTGACCTAACGACGTGGCGGCCGTTTTAGAAAATTCCATAATGGCGGTAGACGCGTCGCCGAAGATTACTTCGCTTTTGCTTGCTTCCTCGTTAAAGTCGCTGGCCAATTTAGCGGCCCCGAAAGCGGCAACGCCTAGCGCACCTAGCGCGGCGGCGGCTGGTAGAAATGCTTTTTTAAGGGCGTAGCCGGTTTTGGCCGAATTGCTGTCTAGTTTTGCAAATTCGCGGGTCGCTTTATCGAAACCTTTAGTGTCTAGGCTCGACAGAATTGGTATAGATAGTGCCATTATTTGTATTCAATCTTTAGGTTCGTGTTCATTTTGACAGATACCCGACCAATTATTTTGGATAGTTCGCCTTGTACGGCTGGCATGACGGCGACGACGCCCGGGGTAAGTGATCTAGACGCCCGAGGGTTTGGCCCTTCGCCTTCGGTTATTAGGTTTGTTACAAATTGTGAACCTTCGCGAATACCGGCGTGATCCCATAGCGCGGCTGCGGCGTCCTTCTGTTGGGCAACTAACAACGCGTAGGGGCGGGCGTTGAAATCTACGGTTTGTGTGTAGGCGTTATTTACGCGGCGGCCGTCAAGTATTAGCGGCTTGTTAAACGTTACGGTACGTTCACGGCTGGCGCGTTTGCCTACAACGGTTTTAACACCGTCTAAAACGCTTTTGATGTTGTAGATAGTTTCGTTACGGCCTTTAATCATTGAGCCTCGAGCCATACCCGATAGCGGGTAGTCCTTTGGGATCATGGAACGCGCCGAGTCTACGACCATACGGCCCGCGCCTGATTGTATGTCTGTAGTGATTTGGCGTCTAAAGGTAGGGTCGAATTTGTTTAACGCGGCTAATGTCTCTTGAATACCGAACACTTGGGCGCTAGCGGCGACGGGCATTAGCGCGCTCTCGTTCTCGAGCTTGTGTGTTTAGAACATCTACTACGGTTGCTAAATCGGCTGCGTCGAAATCTATCGACGGTGGCCAAAAGTGAACCGCTACCAGTAGTTCGGCTAGTTGTCGGCGGTAGCTGCCGACTCTGTAGGGTTTGGGTTTTCACTATCTACAACTTCCAGCGCGGCGCACTCTTTAATAAATTGGTCGAATGAAACCGGTACAACGATATTAGCCATTTTCGACGCTTCGTATGCCATGTACGCTAGGTGTTCCATTGCTACGCCGTTTGCTAGATCGCTGGCACGCATTTTGTATTTGCGTTCCCACAGCACCACTACCATTAGGTTCGTGTGTACGTCGTAGGTGCCGTCGTTACGGGTTACTCGGATTGTTATATTCATGTCGGGCCTTTGTTTAGGTGTTTAGATCAGGATACGTCGAGCGAGTAAACCCCGCCGGTACATACGATATCCATAGTATTAAGCTCTCCGAGAGCAAAGTTCACAGGTAGCGATGCGAGAAATGTGCCGGTTAGGGTCATTCCGGGATTGGTGGCCGAATAGGTGCCCGGTGTTGCCGGTGCTTCGGGTGACACAATAACGGTAAAGGTTGTACCTACTAAACCGTTGAGCGTTGCCCAAGTTTCGGTAGCTGCAAACGATCCGTAAAAACTTAACGTTAAAGAGTGGTCTCCGAGGCCCTTAACGTATTTATTATCAACATCTCCGAAGGCCGATGCGGTTAATTGCGCGTAATCTATCGAAAAATTGGCGGCCGTACATTGATCGCTCATATTTACAGAGTTAATAATAACGTGCGGGTTGCTAAGTAGTGTGCTAGTAGCCATAGGGGTTAGTCCTTTGTATCGGTTTCGGTGTCGGTGTCTGTCTCTGTTTTAGCAGATTTAGCGGCTTTAGTGGTGGAACTTTGACCGATGAAGCCGCCAGCTATTAAAGCGTTAATATTCACGCCTTCGGTTGGGTTGTATTTTCCACCTACCGTGCCTATGCGTTCTGAAAGAATTACGTACATTGTGTGCCTAACTTGTTTGCGCTTGAATGTTTATGTTGAGATCGTAGGCGGGTAGCTCTACCCCGCCGATAATAGCCATAGTTGGCCGTCCATCGGTGACACCTACAGAAGCGTTTAATACTTTGGCCGCCAAGTTCATTAAAGACCGTTGGGCGTCTAGGTTACCGGGGCCTAATGTGATGCACCGCACCGGGAAGCTCATTTTGACTATGTTGCCGTTGTAGGCCTGAAATGTTGGGGCGTCGATAAAGACGCAGGGCGGGACAAGGTTGCGCGGGTCGGTCACTACTTGCAAGCCCGAGATAGTGGCAAGTTTGGCCGCTAGGTCGTCTAGGCACTCGTTAAACAGGTCTGTAAAGGCGACTACGGGCATTACGCGAGCGTTGGGCGGTCAATACCCAATAGTTGTTTAATCGTGCCGTTAAGGCCGTTGGTGCTGGCGACGCCGTAGCCGTCGAATGTAGCCATATCTTGTAGGCCGCCGCGCTGGCGGTATAGCGCGCCGCCGTATTGTACTGTCCCAAGTTTTACGGCCCCGTTGGGTACCGTTCCTAGTAGATCCTGATAGCCGGCAATTTTGCGGCGGGTAAAACAAAATTCGTTAGCCGCGCTAGCGCATACCGTAAGAAATGCGGCATCGCCGGCGGTTGCGGTGCCGATACCTAGCCAGTCCTCAATATCGGTAGCGGTGATCCAAGTACAAGCTACGAGATCATTGGTTACGGTGCCGGTAGACGCGCTGCGTTCTACGTTGTCGGCGGTTAGTGCGTAAATGATTTGGTACGGGATTGGTTGGTTGTAGTCGTACTCTAAATCGCCTTCGTCGCTAACGCCCGTAAAAAGATATTCGGGTGTTGCGTATACGGTGCGTGATCCGTTAAATGTGGCATTTACCCCGGCGACGGTGACTACATCGCCGGGGTCTATGTCGTGTTGCTCAAGTAACTGTAAAGACGCGTAATTAGTTATTAGCGTTTTATGTGTGACTGTGTAAATAGCCATTGGCGGCTAACCGCCTTTCGGGCTAAACGAACTTGACGAATTTTGTAGCGTCGCGCATTGAGCCGGCTGCATAACCGCGGAAAGCGATTGTACGGCTAAGGCTTGAAGGCACGTCAATACTAATTGCGCCCTTTGGCTGCTCGAAGTAGTGGTAGCCAGCTGCGGGGCCTGCTGCGTGTCCCATGAACGAGCCGGGTGCGTTCTTGTCTACGACAAGTACAAGGCCTAGCGGGTTGCCGTTCCATGTGTTCGCTGCTGCGTTGCCTGCTGCGTTTTGTCCCATGAGGTTAGGTGCGCCTGTGTATGGAAATACCGGACGATTTTGGTCGTCTGTGCTGCTTGAAAGCGCCGCCCAACTGGCGGGTGTTACGAACATGTGGCTAGGCAAGTAGTTCGAGCTTTCGGAGATTTGGCGCGCGCCGTCGTAAACGGCTGCTACCCAATCTGCACCTACGGCGGTGTCGGCTACTGATGCTGTTTGAACGATTGCGGCGTGGCAGTTGTCAATGGCGTAATTATCCGTGGCCTGTCCATAGGCGATAGCAAGTTGTTCTAATACGATATTGAGGCTGGCCGGATCTGTCCAATCGAGATCTTGCTCTGACATGGTGACGTATGTACCGAATGTGAGTTTAGAAACGTCGGTATTTGACACGGTAACGGTCGAAGGGTCAAGCGTTGTGTTTTCGCCTGTTGGCTGCTGCGTAACGACAGGTCGTACCGTGATTTTTGGAAGGCGAAACGTTGCGCCAGCTGTAGGCATTGCGCGAGTACCAATAGCCGACACGAAAGGACGGATAGGATTTAGCCCGTCATACACGGTACCCGTGATGATTTCGGGCAAAATGCCGGGTGTGCTAGAAGTGTCAATAAAAGGCGCGGCGGCTTTAATTTGTGCGTTAATTTGCGCAAACTCTGACGGGCTAGACGCATAGGCGGCCATGTATTGCGCTGCGCTAGGCATAGTGAAACGCTTAGGCGCTTCGGCCCAAATTGGCGCGGTTGGTGTTGCTGCCTCTACGGCTGCTACTTCGGGTGTCTTTTCCATTTCGGGGGTTTCCTCATCTACTGGGTTTTCTTGATTATTGTCTAAATCGTCGGGGTTGTGGTGGATACTTGCCGACGCATAAACCTCGGTGATTTTTGCGGCGTTAAATGCCGGTTGAGGCACCAAAGAAATTTCGTCGATTACAGCTGCCGTGATGCGCATTACGCCGGCGTCGTCGGTTGTCCATTGCTGAGGTGAGATACCTACGGAGACATCGAGTACGCCGTCGGCGCTAAGTGTTAAAGCGGTGTCACCTAATGGGGTAGCGCTAATGCGGGCGGAAAATAGAAGTTCGTTAGGGCTTGAGTTGTCAAGCTGTGTGACAATGCCGACGGGTTGGCTCGAGTCGTGGAACATGTAAACGCGTGGCATGCGATCAGGGGCCGAAAGGCTGCCCGGCTCAAATAACACCGTTTCGCCCGAGCTAACACTTGCGGTTACGCCATAGGGGGCGGCAATGCCCATAATTACACGCTGTCCGGTACGGCTGCCGTCCGGTGCTGCTGCGTCTACTGTGATTGCGGTAGCGGTTAATTTAATCATTAGCTCAAAGGTACTCTAACTGTTTCTTCGATTGTTGGCATTTCGTCGGGCATTTCCCCGCCGTAGCCGCCCATATAGTCGGCTGCCAAATATTGTTTAGGGTTTAGGCGTACATAGGTACCGCGCGGTAAAACGTTGTCGCCTGACAGGGTTTGTGAAATGCACTCGCTATAGGCCTTGCATGCAAATAGCCAAAGTTGCTGGCGGGCGTCTGCGTTGTTTGAGTAGTTGTAACCACCAATAGACAAGTTGCATAAAAAGCCGGGGATATTGGCAAGGCGGGACATTTCGAGCGCTTGAAAGTTGCGGGCTTCGCTTAATAGCATTTTGTCCGGTGTTGCGCTTGTTTCGCTGTATGTCAAGTGTTCCGAGATTGCGGCAACGCTGTTAGACATGCGGGCCACGTTAAACGATTGCGCCATTTGTGCTAGTTCTTCGCTGCTCAATGGCTGGCCGCCAGTTTGTTTAAGTACGCCGGAAGGCTGCACCGCTACCGCGTTGCGGTTTGCGGCTTGCTCGAGCTTTAGCGCCGTGTCAATAGCGCGCGGGGCAACGGTTGTTAAAGCCTGAATAGGGCTAATGAATTGTACGACGTCTTTGTAGTCAAGCGGTAAACCCAAGAACATAAGCTGTTTAGACGGGCCAAAACTTACGTTACCTTGCTGATCTAAAGTTGTTACAAGGTTTGCCGGTAGACGTTGAAACGACGCGGGGTAGCCGTCGGCCGTCCTAGTTTTGACGTGTAGGTAGCCCACGCCGAAAAAAAATAAATCGTCGAATAACCATGAAAGCGTAAAATTGTTTGTATTGTCCGGGTCTAGACGTTGTAGCCAGCTGCGGGGCGCTAATGGTATTTCTTCCATTTCTTCGCCGTTCCATTGCAACGTATACATTTCAAGCGGTAAACAACCAATGACCGACGCAATGAGATCACGGGCGCGGGAGATAGTCGGTACTGACATACAACGGGCGCGGGCTGCGTCGTCTGCGTATGCATAATACGGCGGCCCAATTTGGCTAGCGCCCTGATTGCCTTGCTGTGTGTAGCCGTAACCTACAGCGGCTTTTACTTCCGGTTCGGCAATGCCGTAAACGGGTTTTGGGTCGCGTCGAAATAAAGCCATAGGCGCATTATGCCACAAGGTTTACCCGTTGGGGTGGAATTGGGGCGCCCGACGCGCCCCAAAACCGATCTAATGCTAACCGTTAGAGAACGCGACAATAGGTTTAGCGTTATTGGCCGGGCGTGAAACCATTGCAACAGCGAACACCATAGCGCGGGCCATTTCGATAGGGCCACTAGATCGCGCCGATGATAGGGCTACGGTTTGCTGGTGGCGTACGAGTACGGCGCGTTCGGTTTGCTCTACTAAAGATATTTCGCCTGAATGTTGTACGCGACCTTCGACAATTAAAGCGCGTACGCCTTGTGTCCATCGGCCTAGCTCGCGGTAGCCAACTATGGCGCGGCGGCTGTCATATTCCCGAGGGCATGAAATCTCGAACGGTGGCGTAATTGTTAGTTGTAGCGACGGGTCGCGCATTTGTTTCGCAATACGTTCCCACGCTGCCGCAAGGCTGTCTACGTCAAAAGCGACGGTTACTAATGATCGGTTGCCGTCTTGTACGGCGCGAACACCTACGTAGCGCGTACCGTCTAACGAAGTTTCTACGGATAATGTGCCGCCTTTTGGTATGGGGTCGGTGGTAGCGCAAGACGCAAATAGCCCGGGCTCGAGCCATGCGGTGCTAGACGCAACCCAAATATTTACAGACGATCGTAAAAAGGCCGACCGGTTAGGTGCTTTAGCTTCGGCGTGTAAAACGTCAATAGTTAGACCACCCCGACCGATAGACGGGTTAGCCATTTTCCATGCGTCGGGGCTCATCGGGTCAAGTGTTGCCGGGGGTGACCATTCGGCAAAATACATAGGGCCAACTTCGCCGGCGTCTATCTGACGTAAGCCCTGACCGCGCCAACGTAAAAGCGCGTGGCTATTTTGTGTACCAGCTGTAGAAACCATAAGGCAAATAGGGTTAGTTACTGCACGTTGCGTAGGAAGTAGCCCGGTGTCTATTGCGTCCTCGGAAATATCCCAACATTCGTCAATATAAAGAAACGACGCGCTATAACCGTGACCGGCTTGCGGGGTAGCTGCTCTAACAATCCACCGGTGCCCGTGTATCTCTAGTTCGTTACGGCCATACGACCAAGAAACCTTAGCGCCAAATTTCTCCTGCAAAATTGGGGCGAGATACTTAAACATAGAAACCGCTAAATCGAGTTTGTGGGCTACAGAGATAGCGACACAACTACCGCCCCGGCGCGGTGCCTCAATAGTTAAAAACCAACCAATACAAGCTGCGCCCAAAAGGCTTTTACCGTTCTGTCGCGCAACCGACAAAAGCGATACGCGGCGTAAAAAATTATCTTCGTCGTCTAATGCGGTGATGCCATGTAAACACCGGACTTGCCAAGGGTAAAGCTCTACGCCCATGACGTCTCTAGCAAAACCCAATATTTCCGTAGCTCGAGATCGGGCCGCTTCGGGCGTGATCGTTTCTAGTCTTGGCCAGTCGTCGCCAGTTTCGGCCACGCTGTGTGGTTTTGGGGATATACGATTAGATGCG